CTCTGGAATATTCCAACCATATCACATGAATCTCACTATCTACCGAAGTTTTGGGGGTCATCCTTTTTTCTGATATCTGACAGGCCTATAGATAGTCTTATGTTGTGGAATTCAGTCATAGGGTGGTGGTCAAATACTTCTTCCTCATTGAGGATGATAGTGATTCTAGTTCTTAGTCCTTCTGATATCAATTTGAGAAGGCCAGCAGTGACATTCTCACTCCATGCTACTGAAAACATCTCTTCCCACATGATGGTTGACACTAAACCCATCTTCACTTTAGGGCTGAGATTGTCCATGCAATCTGCTATTAAGACAGTCCTCTTAGTCAGTAAATCCATGTTTTCTGAAGGTCTCTGCCAAATGCCAAATTCGCTAAGCTTCCGAATGAGAGCATCCAATGTCAACCAGTATGGAAGGAAATTCAACATGTCATGCTCTCCCATTGAGTTGACTGCATTGAGTTCAGTTTTGTATTTCTGTAGCAATTTCTCAAACTTTGTTTTAAGAACACCTACAACACTGTCCATCATTGACTCCAGCTGGTTGATTGATGCAATCAGGTCTTCTTTGCTTTTGGTGATCAAAAAATCTTCTGTGAAGGATGACATTGATGCTTCCACTTCAGAGCCTTTGGTCAACTCAGGAGCCTTCACTTGAGAGTATGAGCTCCTCAAGAGAACACCTGTCACAAAACTCAAAATTGTTCTCAACTCTGCAGGTACTGACAGGTTGTCTGCTAGAGGTTTCCCTTTGAGTGTCCCAAGGAAGTATTCTTTCAGCTTGGATCCACACTGCTCTTGTTCTACCCATGACATCAGGGTTTGGAAGAAGGGATTTGATTCTGGCATCAATGTTCTTAGAACATCATCAATCTGAGGGCTGTCTCCTACATCTTCATCATCAGAGAAAAACATCTCTTTTAGTCTGTCAATGACAGCATTATCCACATCATCATCAATCCCAAAACTCTCTGAGCTGTCTCTCTCCAACTCTGCAGTCACCTCATCAGCCCAGCTTTCAATAAATGTTTCATCTGGTTCTTCCCATTCACAGAGAGAATTGAATAAGACCATGTCCTCCCCAGACAGCTCTTCTCCGACTCTTACTACATCAGGGTCAATGATTGCATTTTGCTGGACTTCCCCAGAAACAAATCTCTCCAAGTACTTACCTAACCAGATCCTAGCTGCCTTTATATCTAGATCCCCCCTCTCCAATGGTCCTTTTGTTGTCATTTTATAGTTGAGCTCTCTCATGGATTCATCGTTCATTGGAAGATTCAGCTCATTGATCAGATCAACAATGCTTAGTGGAGTCCCTGTGCACCATCTAGAAAACATGTCTCCTGTTTGAGAAAGTTCTCTCTCACACGGGTCCCAATCTCTGGCAGTCATGACATCTGATAACACAGTGAATTCCTTCTCTTCTCTGCTGTCTAGCTGGGCAACACAGACTATTCTAAGTTTTGTGTCAGAGATCTTGAATTTCCACTTATAGTCACCCATTGCTTCAAAGATATCAACCCTGCAAGAAGCATCTATGGAAATAGGGCAAGATAGTGGTAGTGAGTGCCTACTATTCTCAAATTTTCCCTTTGATGTTAGGAACAGATTTGCTTTGGATTTTCCAGGAATCTCAGGAAACTTGAGAGTGAATTCCAAAATCAAATTCTTCAATGCTTGGGACAATGCATTGAAATCTGTCAGTCTCTCCAGAATGACTTCCTTCACTACTCCTGTTTCCATTACTATTCTGCAGCCAAGGCCACAGACCTTCCCTCTCCACTCTCCAGAACCTTCATAACCTTTTTTCTTTCCATTTCTCTCATTTGATTGTCTTGTTGAAAAGAACCCAATCACACCTCTTTTCAACACCTCAATCTGGGTCATCATGTTCATCAGATTTCCAGTGACAAGAAAGTCCCTAATAATTTTGAGTCTCTGACAAGATCTTGGGAGATCATTGAACCTTCTTGCCAACACAGCAGTAGACATTATCTGATTCTTGACCCTGTCATATTTTGATGACCTCTTGAACGGAAATGACAGGATACAGAAAACCATGTGCCTCAATCTGTGGATTTCTGAAATCTTCTGATAAGCTTCTGATCTCAACTTAACACCAGGCCAGTACACCCTTGTCATCACATCTTCCTTCAGGTTACCCTTGGCTTGTGAGTCCTGTAACTTCAGTTTTCTTTTCCGGCTTGAGATGCTCTGCAAGAAGTTGTACAACTCAATTGAGTTCATGCTTGTCACCTCTCTAGTGTCTTCTTCATTTTCTCTAAGAAAAGGGTACCGTGCTCTTGTCTGCCTCCAAACCTCAAGGAACATTGTCTCACTGATTTTGATGGTCTTGAACCTCCACCAAGCTCTGACACAAATGTCTATGAGAGGCATTTCAGAAACACTCTCTGAGCCCCAGACAACAATCTCTCTCTTAGACGCTCTTCTCATCTCAACTTGCTGATAAAAATAAGAGGGCAGCATGTCATTAAGATAATTGTAGAATTCAAGATATTCAGACTGATTAGGATAGTGGATATGCTCAGTAAATTCTATCTTGTTGTCATTCATGTACTGAGTCTGATCATGCAAAAGCTTGAATAATGTCTGCCTTTTCTTGAATCCCAATCTACTGGCATCCACACAATTTCTTGTCAGCAGATAAGATGAAGAAGCTGCCATCCTTATGTTAGGGGTGTGCATGCTTAGAGATTCCTTCACTCCAGGCTGGTAAAACTTCAGGGCACAAGCAATTTGCTGGTCTAGCCAAGATAAAGAAGGGTAATACAGGGCAGATGGCCTCACATCTGCAATCTTGACCAAATCTGAGAGAGAGACAATCCCTGCATCTTCAATTAGTTTGTTCCAAATTTTGTAATTGGAGAATGGCAACCTTGTTGTGTTGGCCTCTCTTTTCAGCAGCTTGTCAACCTTCCCTTCATACTCAATGGTTGCAGATGGCAAGGAATCCTCCACAGCATGTGAGCCAATTTTCACACCAAATCTTTGATTGGTGTGGAAGAAAAGGTAATCTAATCCTGTCAGACCAGCATTTAGATCAGTGTCAAGGGGGAAATAACCCAAGGCAGGGTGTCTGCTCTTCTGGATTAGCCTTGCAGCTTCATCTGCCAAGATGGAAGTCTGCAGACCCATCAGGATGTAGTGCATGTATGCCTGGCACATTTGTATCAAAGAACACAGGAATGTCGTTCCTCCGGTTTCTAGTGTCTGCTGCAGGGTTCCATAGTAGATTTGCATTCTAGTTGAAAATTTCTCGACTAAAGATGTCTCCAAGTTGGCCAGTGCCCACCTCAGAGTAGGCTTCACAATAGAGTTGTCAATTATCCACTCTGAATTGTACTCTATGAGGTTTATGCTTCCAACTGAGCTCTTAGCTTCTGACTTCCATATGGATAGATACTCTGCTAGATTTTCTTTCATCTGTAGAAGCTTTTCTGCAACCCAGAAAACATTCTTCCTAGAATCACTGAGACTAATCAGTGCTGCTGAATCATCACTTCCTTGGATAACATCCACAACACATTTGATTCCATTCTTTGTCATGAAGGCCTCTGCATAAGACTTGAAAAAATTTTGAAGAATACTATGCATCAATGTGCTAGTTATGTGCAGTATTCCTTGCCACATGCCACTAGATATCTGGACACAGTTCCTGTTCCTTACACCCGTAAAGGGGGGCTTTGCACTATAATATCTTGCACGGAATTCAGTGTAGAACGTGTCATCAGAAGGAGTATCACGGTTCTTCTCAAGGTTTGACAGAACATCAGAAGGTAACTGCATCCTTTTCTTCATCCAAAGAGAGAGGGTCACATAGAGATAGTCAATGAGCCAATCTGGAGCATATCTTGCCATCAAGACAAAGAATTTAGATGCATGGTGTCTCTGGCACCATTTGCTGGCATCAGCAGATTTGCACACAGTGTAGTGTCCACCTAACTCACTGGTTGATCTTGACTGATGATCCATGTAGTAAGAGTCCTTGTATGCTGGGTTAACTATGCTGTCACTAGGCAGATAAGACACTAAGACCCTAGCAGTCCTCTCTATTAAGAACTGTGCAAATCGAGCATGTATGTGGAGTATGTGGATCTCCCTGTCTCCTCCATGCTGATCCTTGGAAACAACATCAGAAACAAAGTAACCCTGCTTATTGAGCTTCTTAAGACACCACACTGATACTTCAGACACCACAGGATTACCATTCTTTGTGTCACTAACATACTCTGCCAGTACAGAGAACATTTTGGTGATGACCCTAGGCCTTGTTCCTTGCTGTGTGGGGTTCCCTCTGAGCATCTCTGCCTTCAATTCTTTATAGGTTTTGAAGTGCTCAGGGTTAGGGATGTAAAAGTTTTCTTCTTCATCATGTGCTGATGCTTTCAATGTAGCTATTTCTGTGAAAGTGGCGTTGTTGAAGTTGTGAAGGAGGTCTTGTTCCAGGATCTCCTTGAATCCCCCACCATACACAGAATTCATCTGCCTAAGATGATGATCGATGACATAACAGAGGAGATCAGGGTCCCAGCAGTGCTTCAAAGGCTCATCTCTCCTATCCCATAGTATTATTTTGTTCTTCACAATATTGTCTAGGTACCAGAACTCTTCAGATATCACCTTGCTGATCACTTTCACACTTCTGTCCCCTATCTTACTTCTTTCCTTGGAAACTACATAGCCAAAGTAGAAGCTATTAACCAACTGACTAGAGTCAAAGTCACTCCTACAGAAAATATTTCTGACTGGCCTGACACTGTACACTGGTTTTCCTGCTTTGTCCCTCAGCCTGATTCTAGGCAGTCCACGCAGAGAGTAGTGCTCCATCACTGATATTGTCTTGTGCAGAAAATAAACTGTCAGTCTCGATCTCATCACTTCTGGCAATCTGTCAACAAAGAGTGACAGGTCTCTATAAGATTCTTGGAACAGATTCATGTAGAAGTATCTGAGGGATGTTATCAACTCTTCACAATCCAATTTGTTGTTGAGGTACACCAAGTAAACACTCTTAAGACACTGCCAGTAAGATTCAGGCTCTCTGAATTGCTTGACTGGTGAGGGCAGTTTGAACATCTGACTCAGACTTGCCTGGAGGGTCATGACATAAGGAAGGGATTTCACAAAGTGTTCTAAGCCCCCTTCACTAATGGATGAAAAGTCAGAAATGTAGTAATTCTCAGTCTCATAAATCTCAGGCCCCAGTCTGCCTGTGTCAATCATATCTGAGTGCCTTTTGCTAAATGCCAGGGAGAAGAATGTATGAGTCCCTGTGGATCTGAACATCATCATGACAGGCAGCCCTCTTAGGACCTTAAACCCCCACTTCCCACCTTTGTGAGGGATTTTATACTCGTAACTAAGCTCTGTGCAAACCTCTGAAATCATTCTGGCATGCTGTGCAACTGTGCTCCTTCTGAACCTCTTAAACACATGACAAGATTCTGCACCCGGGTGCACTTCTTCTTTAGAATTAAGAATGACTTCCTCAATGATATCGTCAATTGAACCTTCCTGCTCATAAGTCTGCATAACATCACTTTCAATGAAGTGCTGGATGTCTGAAACATCTGAATCCATGCTGAAAGACAGCTTTGACTGCTTTTCATGATCAGACACTTCTTTAATCTCTGATCTTAGCTTTGCACCAGGCCCACTTAGAGCTATGTAGTCCAAGTCTCTGTCAGTAAGATCCGGGTCAACTGTGCTTCTTATCCTTATGTCATGCTTTCTAGACTGGTATTCTGAGAACAGAGCTTGAGTCTTTGATTCCCTGGAAAGTTGGAGATAGTTCCTCTGGTCAGCCCAGACCTGAGATGAATTGTAAGACTTCCACAGTTTCATAATTGAGTCAGGCACATTTCTGTTTTCTCCTAGCACAGGGAGATTTCTCTCATGAGACCATTTGTAATCCTGAGAAACTACAAAGGGAAATATGGTTGTCCTCTTTTTTCCCCTTTGTGTCCCCCTTGATTCATGACAATGCCTGTACTCAGCTAATTTTCTTGCTAGTTTCTCTGACTGGTTGCTGTGTCTGAGCTCTTTAGACTGATCTGATGCCTTTTTGAGTGATTTGTTTATGAGCAACCTCACCCATTCTTCATCCTCTGGAGATAGGCTCTTACCACAGATTTTCAGTAGATCTGTATTGAATTGGACTGTGTTCATCTTGGTGGATTCAGACATGGATCTTATTGAGTCTCTTATCCTCCTGTTCCCTTTTGCCTTTTCCTGGACATGATCCTGGATGACTCTGCCTGACTTCTTCTCCACCTGAGCAACCAGACTCATCCCACCTCTGCATCTTTGACATAGCTTGTCAACTATTACCTGTGCCAAGCTACAGTTTGTGATCACTCTTCTTGGGCTAACAACAAGAATGTAGTACTTGACAGCTCTCTGCTCAAGTAGAGACTCATAAGCAACTCTCTTACTTAAGTAAGCTGCATCCAACACATTCTGGAAATCCACAAAGGATGTTGCCAGCTCTAGTACCTTATTCTCTTCTGGGATCACACAATCAGGTGTAAGATTTGAGATAATACCTAGACCACCAAGGTCCTGGTCAGTGCAGCCCCATTTTGCTTCAGCAACAAAGTCATGCCTCAGATGACTTGCATCTTCATGATTCACATCATAATAAATCTCTCCCGAAATGTTGCTTCTAAGAGTGAACTCATCTCCTCCCAACTCTATCACTTCTGTTTGGATTAGAGGGAAGGTGGATGCATTATAAGTTTTGGGCTCAGACAGTGGACAGTATGGGCCCTGTGTTCTACATATGTCATGAAGGGTCAAGTCATCCATGACTATTGATTGTATCAATGAAGAGATTAGAAGAATAGAAGATATTATCCAG